GATATGGTGAATCAATTAGGGCCGAATTATCAGGCGGCGTTAGCTGCGATGGCGTTGGCGGATACGCGGGAAGATGATGAGGATGATGAGAATTCCTTGTCGCGCCAGTACCGGGATCAGATAGCCGCGCAGGAGACAGAGGATATTTTCAGCACGCCTCAGAGGGTTGCTGGCTTGGAGCTAGGGTTTCAGTCGCCGTTTGCAGAAGAGCAACAGCCTGTGATGATGAAAGATGGCGGCGAAGCACAAGCAAGGAAACGGCTGGAGCCTTTACCGATGCCCTCTACTCTTAATAAGAGCGCGGTGCCAGAGTCTTTGCCAACGCTATCTACTTTTGGTGAGAGCGCGGTGCCGGATACTGCGGCAGAAGAGTATGCACGTTTTTTGGAGGCTTCAAAAAAGTCTAAGGTGCCTGCGCCTTTGCCCGCTATGCTCAAAGAAAAAATCTTTGATCCGCTCACAAAAGGAGGGCTGCGAGAGGAGGGGGTGTACTACGACACCATGACTCCGCAGCCTATCACCTCTAAATCACCAACCACGTTGTTTGCTGGCGTTCCCGGTGCAAAGGTAGTTGAGCTAGGGGGATTGCAAGACACTACCCTCAGCGGGTTTGTGTTTGCGCGGCCATCTAGTAAGGGGAAGATGGTAGAGGATGTAGTCTTTGTTGCCCCACCGTACTCGAAAAGAGCTTCGGATATTTTACTTCGTAAAGCACCGGAAAGATGGGTAGAAAACCCCAATCAAGAGCTTGAGCGTCAGGTGCTTCTTGGCCATGAGACAGAGCACTTGTTGAAGCGCCGTGGCAATCGGGACATTAACGAAACCTTTGATCAACTAGCAAAGCAAGCAAGAGAAGAGGACTTTATTGGGTCCTTCTTTAAAAAGCCTGCGTCTGCGTTACGTTCAAAGTTTGTCAAGGATGCGGCGGGTTCCGCATCGTACTTGAAAGATAAGTTTGGAGTGACGCTGCCCTCTTACTTTGATCCTAAGAGAGTAGGGAATTACACTTTTCATGAGCAGGTGGCAACGCTTGCGGGGATTGAGCAGGCGTTTGGTGTTGATTTAACGCAGGACCCTGTGCTTCGCAAGACATTGTTTGAAGATCCAGATGTCCGCCGTGCGTATTCCGCAGTCACGGGCTTGCGCCAAACGCGACTAGACCCGAGGGACTTGCCGCCTTATACGTTGCAGCCCGACATTCCGTACAACCCAAAGGCAGCAGAGATTCGTACTAAGCCGGTAAAGAAGGCAAGAGGCGGTGAGATGTTTGCTGACCCGATGGGTGTGCCAGATAGTGGGCCAATCACGGCAGATACTCGCAGAGCGCTGACCACGCGCCAAGGCTTGAGTGCGGCTGAGATGATGCGTTTGTTCCAGAACGTAGGTCGGGAAGGAGTGAGCAATCTTGAATCTTTGGCTCGTGGGTCCGTATCTGCTGTTCCCGGTGTGGTGGGAGATATTGAGTCCATTTTTCGGGACGATAAGAATCGTCGCTTCGCCACCAGCAAAGAAGTCGAGCGACAGTACCTCCCAAAGCGTTTAACCGCCCCAACTAAAGAGTCGCAAGGTTTTGTTGAGGCGGGGACATTTATTGATCCGACCATTGCATTGAAAGCTGCCAAGCCTGTAGCCAAGGGTGCGGTAGCAGCAGGCAAGGCATTAGCGCCAACAGCAGCAGAAATGCTGGAGAGAGTCACGCCGGAATTGGCAAAGCCGATGTATATTGTTCGGCCGTCTGGTGGGTTCTTCCCTTCTTCAAAAACTTATACGGAAACCCCTTTATCCAGATTGGATGAACAAATTAAAGAAACGGTGAAATGGCAAAATTTGACGCAAGACACGGCTCCAGAAAGAGCTGCGGCGTTAAAGTTTTTAGATACGAAGATTCGCAACTATTTCAAAACACAGGCCGGTAGTGTTTCTGACCCGGTACGTGAAGCGTTGATCGCGGGCCGTATCAAGATACCGAAGGATACGGAGTTAGAGGAAATGTATCCGGCAGCATTAGTTAATGCTGCGCGAGCAGGTGATGTGACTGCAATGCGTCAGTTAGAAAGGCAGTTTGATAAGGACCTTTCCATTAGAGGGACTAAGGTAGGGCCACAAGAACCACCTGCTGGGCGTACCACCACAGAGGAAAGAGACGCGTTCGCAGAAGACTATAGACAAAACATTTTGGAGCAGATGAAGCGTAACCCTCAACTGATTCCAGATGAGATGTTATTGCGACTGACGAAAAAGGATGTAGGTAAGCTGTCATCAACACAGGCAAAAGATAAAGTAGCGGAGATTCGTCAAAAGTTGGCGGACAATCCAACATTATTTAACACAGTGTTTGAAGAAAAATTCTTGCGATTAACGCCGTATGACATCTCCAGATACATAACCCCGGATGCATTTGAAAAATATCCCTCGCTTTATAGCAATTTAAAGGAGGCGGTATCTCGACAAGAAGGCATCATGGCGTTACAACAAGGTGCGCCAATCATTGACGTAGAAGGCTCTCCAAGAATTTTAGGTCAGTCGTTTAGGGACATTACCACCTATGCGCAGATGATTCCTCCTGCGGAGTTAGAGCGCATGGATGTACCAGAGGTTGTCAATCGCGTCATTCAGTTGAAGAAAGCAAATGAAGGCGTAGAACCTATGGTCAAGAAAGCAGAGTCATTGATTAGCGCAGGTAAGCCAGTACCAGAAAATATTTCTACGTTTGGCACAAACGTCCTAATACCAGCAGATGATAAAGGCTTTGTATGGCGAGAGATTGTTGACCCATCAGCTACTAAGATTCAAGCAAAATTGTTGGGGAACTCAATAGCTGGTTACGCACTACCGGGAACCTATGGCAAGTTGGAAAGAGGTGCATCTGCCTTGGTTAGTGGTGATGTAAGACTGTTTGGTTTGTATGATAAAAACAATCAGTTGATGACCAATGTGGAGTACATTACAAGTAACGCCAAAGGTAAAGCCATTGACGAAGGCAAGGTTGTGCCAAATAGCATTACGCAGTTCTTCGGTAATGGTCCGAAGACAGGTAATGTCGCACCTTTAGACTTTGGCCCGCAGGTTGCTTCACTGGTGAGACTACTGAATCCTGCATCTGTTCCCCCGACCATTAGAGGCATCTTGAGAGATCAAGGTGAATTTTTTGGCCCACTTTTTTAATTACAAGGCTTGAGGTAAATCATGCCCGTTGAACGCGTACAAAATCTGCCAGAAGGCGATGTGGAAGTCATGATGGAGGGCGAAGGTCCTCTGCCTGAGATCGAAATCGAGTTTGATGAAGACGGCGGTGTTGTCGTCAACATCGGCGAAGAGGAAGATGCTGAGGTTCCGTTCGACGCGAACTTGGCAGAGGTATTGCCGGAAGACGTGTTGAGCACCATGTCGCAGGACTTGATGATGCTGTATGAGGCAGACAAGTCTTCGCGTGATGATTGGGAAAAGCAATACGCCAAAGGTTTGGAGTTGCTTGGATTCTCGATGGAGGAGCGCACCAAGCCATTCAAGGGCGCGTGTGGCGTGTATCACCCACTGCTGTCCGAGGCGATTGTGCAGTTCCAAGCGCAAGCGTTGAAGGAGTTGATGCCTGCGGAAGGTCCTGTGCGTACACAAGTCTTGGGCAAAGAGACGCGTGAGAAGTTGATGCAAGCGCAGCGTGTGAAGGAGTTCATGAACTACCAGATCACGACCAAGATGCCGGAGTACACACCTGACTTTGATCAGATGCTGTTCTACGTTGGCTATGGCGGCTCTGCGTTTAAGAAGGTTTACTTCGATGCTGACAAGGGCCGTATGGTCAGCAGGATGATCCCAGCGGATAACTTGTACATCCCGTACAACGGCTCATCCGTCATGAGTGAATGCGAACGCATTACCTATCGCTTCCCTATGTCAGTCAATTCCTATCGCAAAGCGGTAGTGCGCGGGCAGTACTTGGATATTGCTGAAGCGTCGTCCGTGCAAGAGACCACCAAGATTCAAGACGAGAAGGATAAGAAAGTCACTGGTGTTGTTCCTGCTGGGGACGAAGAAGAGATGATGTTCTTGGAGTTTCAGGTGGACTACGATCTGCCGGGCTTTGAGGATACGGATGAAGAGGGCGAGGCAACTGGCATCAAGCTACCGTACATCGTGACGATAGATGAAGTGTCGGGCAAGGTGATTGGTGTTCGTCGTAACTGGAAGGAAAAGGACGACATCAAAGAGCGGCAAGAGTATTACGTCCATTACTTGCTAGTGCAGGGTCCCGGTGCGTATGGCTTGGGCTTTTTGCATTTGATTGGTGGCTTGTCGAAGACGGCTTCGGCAGCACTACGTCAGTTGACCGATGCGGGTACTTTGAGCAACTTGCCTGCGGGCTTTAAGGCCAAGGGTGCGCGGATTGAGAACGATGATGTGCCGATCTCTCCGGGCGAGTGGCGCGACATTGATGCGGGCGGTATGGAGTTGACGCAGTCACTGTTGCCATTGCCGTACAAGGAGCCAAGCCAGACGCTGTTTTCGCTAATGGGTTTCTGTGTGGATGCGGGCCGTCGGATGGCGGCAATTACCGATCTGCAGGTAGGCGACAGTAACCAGAATGCGGCGGTAGGGACGACGATTGCATTGCTGGAGAAGGGGTCGTCGGTCATGTCGGCGATACACAAGCGTCTGCATTATTCCCAGAAGCTCGAGTTCCAGTTGTTGGCCAAAGGGTTTGCCGATTATCTGCCAGACGAGTACCCGTATGAGGTTCCGGGCGAGTCGAAGAAGATCAAGCGAAAGGACTTTGATGACCGTATCGACATTCTGCCGGTGTCAGACCCCAACATCTTCTCCGTCGCCCAGCGGATCACTATGGCGCAAACGGAGTTGCAGTTGGCGCAGAGCGCACCTCAAATGCACAACATGCATGAGGCATATCGCCGCATGTATGAGGCCATTGGGGTAAGGGATATTGATGGGTTGCTGACCAGTCAGGATATTGATAAGCCGAAGGACCCGACCAGTGAGAATGCTCAGGCGCTAGATGGGTCGCAGTTGAAGGCGTTTGCGGGGCAGCAGCATGATGCGCATATCATGAGCCATATCATGTTTGGTCTGTCCCCAATTGTTGGCGCAATGCCTAACGTCGGGATCATCCTGCAGAAACACATTTTCGACCACATTACCAAGAAGGCAGAGGAGTGGGTTGAGGCGGAACTGTTCAAGCAGTATGGGACGGACCCTGATCAACTGGTGTCTCCACTACAGCGTGAGGCAATGATTGCGTTGAAGTGTTCGGAATTCTTCCAAGAGGTCAAGAAACTACAGGATGAGTTGTCAGGAGCCGACCAACAGCAGCCTGATCCGCTGATTGAGTTGAAGAAGCAGGAGTTGGCGCAGTCTGCCCAGCGGGATCAGACCAATGCGCAGAACGATCAAGCACGGTTGTCCTTTGATCAGCAGCGTGAACAGAACGATATGGCGGTGGATCAGGCCAAATTGCAGCAGAATCAGGCGTTGGCCATGGCTAAGATGGACCAAAACGTCATGAAGATGGCCCAACAAGGAGGCAGAAATGCGCGGCAAACCTAAAAACATGATGAAGACCAAGGGGCAGATGCCTCAAAAGGTTAAAAATGTTCCACGTGGAACATTGTCAGACCCCCGTGTGACCTATGTTTACCGCAAAGATGCATTTAAAAAGGTAAAAATCGCATAAAACACGTGTATTTATATAAATACACATGCATAATTGTTATGTAGCCTTCAGATAGGGCCTGTACTGTCTGCGTACTTGGAGTAATCCATGCTTGAGTTTACTGAAAAAGTGCTCTACGCCGTCCGAAACCTAAGAAAACAGTCCGAAGAGATGATTGTTTCGGGGGGAGTCAAGGATATGGAGCATTACAAGTTCCTGATGGGCAGGATAGAAGGCTACAAATTCGTCGAGAACGAAGTTTTAGCGCTTCTCAAGAAAAATCCTGACGCATAAGGAACAAAGTTATGACTTTGACAGCATTAGAAGAAAAATGGGCCAAAGAAGCGGACGAAAAGGAGCCTAGCCTTGACGACGCATACTCAGAAGACGGCAGTCTTACTGTCGAAAACCTCGATGGCTCAGTCTTGGACCGTGTCCCACAGCCAACAGGCTGGCGTGTCGTCATTCTCCCCTACCGTGGGGCGGAAAAAACCAAAGGCGGCATTGTTC